GATATCAAAATGTCTTTAAAGGCAGGACCGCAAGGTCCAGCCTCTAAGACTGCTATGATGAATCTCATGGTTTATAATGAGACTCAAAAACAGCAATTGAGATCCTTAACTGACAAAATGGGTATAGAGTTCCTTGATCAATCATTACAGCATAGTATATCTATAAACGATATACCAAATTATCCTATTTTAGGAAAATTTAGTTTTGTTAAAGATCCTGAAGCTAAGTTGAGGGTAATTGCCATTTCTGACTTTTACACTCAATTGATATTAAAACCAATTCATAATCAAATATTAAGATTATTAAAAGGGATTAATTGCGACAGGACCTTTACTCAAAATCCTATGCATAAATGAAAGAATAATGGGGAAAGTTTTTATAGTCTTGATTTATCAGCAGCAACTGACAGATTTCCTATTGACCTTCAGGAGCGTCTTTTATCAATTATATATAATGATAAAATCGCTTCTAATTGACGACAGGTTTTATCTGGCAGGGAATTCGCTATTGAATTACCTCCCAAGGGTCATCCTAGTCTACTTGATAAGAATTGATCTGATATTCAGATTGATACTTACAAGTATGCCTGTGGACAACCCATGGGAACGTATTCATCTTGAGCTGTTTTCACCCTAACTCACCATTTTATTGTCTATTATTGTGCACGATTGTGTGGTTATAATACCTTCAATCAGTACATAATATTAGGTGATGACATTGTCATTAAGGATAATGACGTTGCATCCCGTTATAGAGAAATAATGGAAGCTTTGGGTGTGGAAATCAGTGTGCAGAAAACTCATGTATCATCTGATACTTATGAATTTGCTAAACGCTGAATCCGACCATTTGGAAGTGTAAAAGAGTTGACTGGAATTCCCTTGAAGGGAATTATCTCTAATTTTAAAGAACCACAAATAGTTTTCACTATTTTATATGATTATTTAAAAATAAAGAAAAACATAATTCTTTCTACATCTCCTTTGGTAAATTTTATGATAAGTCGACTATATCATAGTATTTATATGATTGACTATAAAAAGGCAACTAACGGTAAAAAGGGAAAACCTTTTAAACGATGGTTGTCAATTAATAGAAGATTATATAAAACTATAAGAACTTTAGAACTGGCACTAGATCATTCTTTTGGTTACTTAACATATCAAAACTTTAGAAGGTTTTGGTTGTTAATTAATCAAAATGATGAAATAGTTGTTCCATCAAATTTAAGTATAGGCCTTTTAAAATTTAAAAG